GAAGCATCTCATGATGCTAACCTAGCTGAAATAATTGACGAATCAGATCTTAGTTTAATTGGATCTGAATTACAAGATTCATTTGAAAGAGATAAAGAATCAAGAAGTGAGTACGATTCAATTGCAGAAGAAGGAGTAGACCTTTTAGGTTTTAAATCAGAAGATAGTGATGAACCTTTTCCAGGAGCAGCATCTTCATCACATCCTGTACTAGCACAGGCAGTTGTAAAGTTTCAAGCGAAAGCTTATAAAGAATTATTCCCAACAGAAGGACCTATCCGTACACGTATTGTAGGATCACAAACTCCACAAAAGATGGAGCAAGCAAATCGTGTAAGGCATTTTATGAATTACCAAACACAGATTCAAATGCCAGAGTATGGACCTGAACTCGATAGATTATTATTTTATGTTTCTTTATATGGTTCAGCATTTAAAAAAACTTATTGGGATATTTCTTTACAACGTCCAAGAACAGAATATATTAAAGCACAAGATTTTTATATAGATTATTTTGCGTCTGACTTAGAGACTGCAGAAAGATTTACACATAGATACTCAATGTCTATGAATGAAATTAAAAAATTTCAGATGGCTGGAACTTTTAGAGACGTAGAAGTTAATGAAAGCAGCATATCAGAAAGTGATGCAGAAGATGCATCGAATGAAGTTTTAGGAATAACAAAACCTTTCGGAGATACAGAACGTGTTGAAATCTTAGAGATGCACGTGAACTTAGACTTACCTGGTTTTGAAGATCCTAACGGTTTAAAATTACCATACATTGTCCACATGACAGATGACGGAGTAGTACTAGCTATTCGTAGAAACTGGGATGAGGACGATGTTAAAAAAGAAAAGAAATTATACTTTACTCACTATTACATGATTCCTGGTTTAGGTTTTTATGGATATGGTTACATTCACTTAATTGGAGGTTTAACAAAAACAGCAACTTCATCAATGAGACAATTGATAGATGCTGGTACGTTTGCAAATTTACCTGGTGGTTTTAAAGCACATGGACTTCGAGTGCTTGCGCCTGATGAGCCTATAGCTCCTGGTGAGTGGAGAGAAGTAAATAGTCCTGCGGGTGACTTAGGCAAGTCTCTACAGCCTTTACCATTTAAAGAACCTTCAGGTACCCTATACAATTTAATGCAGTATGTAGTTAATGCTGCAAAAGAGTTTGCTGACTCCTCTGACAACATAGTAGAAAACGCTTCTAACTATGGACCAGTAGGAACTACTATGGCTTTGTTAGAGCAATCTTCAAAGTTATTTTCAGCAGTGCACAAGCGTCTGCATAACGCTCAATCCAAAGACCTGCGAATACTCGCGAGACTAGATCATGAGTATCTTCCTGATATGTATCCTTACGAGGTCGCAGGTGGTGCACAACAAGTTTTCAGAGAAGACTTTAATTTAAAGTCTATTGATGTTATACCTGTGTCAGATCCTAATATGCCAACGGAAGCACACCGTATTGCTAAAGTAAATGCAGTAATGCAAATAGCACAACAAAATCCTGCTGCTTACAACATGGAAGCAATAGGCATGGAATTGTTTACAGCAATGGGTATTGAGGAACCTCAAAGATATTTAAAACAAAAACAACAACCTGTATCTGCTGACCCTGTTTCAGAAAACATGGCGGCTATGAAGGGGGCACCATTACAACCAAGACCTGATCAAAATCATGATGCTCATATAGTAGCTCACGCTTCTCTAATGAACAACCCAGCGTATAAAGAAAATGCTCCAATGACACAAACATTGGCTTCACATATACAGGATCACTTAGCGATGAAGTATAGAAATTCAGTTATACAAATGGTACAAGATCCACAACTGCAACAAGCTATTATGGCTGGACAACCTTTACCTCCTGAAATGGAAAATCAAATTGCTTTAATTACAGCTAATGCTTCTGATTCTATAATGAAGCTTGATGAAGAGAAAGCTAAAATACTAGCAGGCGAAAAGAAGAGCGTAGCTGAACAGCAAGTTGAAATTCAACAAGCTGATTTAGAATTACGTAAAGCTAAACTTGCACTAGATGCCAAGATTCATTCAGATGAAATGGGATTAGAAGAAGCTAAAGTTATGATCAATGATGAGAATACAGATTTAGAAAGACAACGCAAAGAAGCTAAAGATGCTATGGATTTAGCAAAAGATGGAATACAAAAAGCAAAGGTAACAATAAGAAGAGAGAATATGTAATGCCTCAAGGGAAAGATCCAAGACTAGCTAGAGCTGGTGTATCTGGTTATAATAAGCCGAAAAGAACACCTAATCATCCAAAGAAATCTCACGTAGTAGTTGCTAAAGAAGGCAACAAAGTTAAAACAATTAGATACGGTGAACAAGGAGCCAGTACTGCTGGCAAACCTAAAGCTGGAGAATCTGCTAGAATGAAAGCTAAAAGAAAATCATTCAAAGCAAGACATGGCAAAAATATTGCAAAAGGAAAAATGTCTGCAGCTTACTGGGCTGATAAAAGCAAGTGGTGATGAAAGAACTTAGACTATTATTTTTTATATTGTTTGCGTTCACATTTGTAGCTGTTACTACAGATGTAAAAGCTGAAACCAACACAGTGTCCTCAACTGTAGTTACAAACTCCACACCACCTACAGCTAATGCTCCATCCGTAATTAATTCTAACAGTGATATTTGTAAAGTTGGAGTTGGCTCTAGTGTTCAAAATAATGTTTTAGGTTTTGCTACAGGCTATGTAATAGATGATGAGCTATGCCAAAATTTAAAATTATCTAGATCATTGTACTCAATGGGAATGAAAGTTGCTGCAGTATCTGTATTATGTCAAGACCCTCGAGTCTTTGACGCGATGACAGATGCAGGAACTCCGTGCCCATATAATGGAGCTATAGGAACAGAGGCTCAGGATGGTTGGAAGAATAACCCAGAGAGTATTCCTGATGGAAGTAAATATAAAATAGATTACGTTGAAGACAACAAACCAGAAACACAGGAGTTTAGTGATGCGGACAATGCTTTATTATTTAAAACTTTGTTTATTCTTACTACTGGTATCATTATCTTCTAAAGCAGATTGCCTTCCTGATATAGAAGGACTTTGTATTCCTGGCGTTACAATCACAGAAGATACACAAGTTGACATTACTGAAGAAGACAAAGGTACAGAAATTGTTACAACAACCACAACTACTGTAACTACTACCACTACCACAGTCACTAATGAAGATTCAGGAGATATTCTTGATGGTGATAATGACTATGTCACTACAACTAAAGAAGGTGATATGGATTACGATTGGGGTGGTCAAGGACCTGCAAATATTCCTAGTGGTAACTCTTGCTACGGCTTAGGTGCAGATAAATGTGCACAGATAACAGGTGGTGGTAATTCAACATCTACTATGGGTGTGCCAGGTATGGGTACAACCTTTACCAACACGATTGACATATCTGATTTAGAAATAGATAATGGGGGAAAAGTTAAATATACAATAGAGGTAGACAAACAAGATGCTCAAGATAGAATATACATGCACATTACAGGACTTAACGGAACTAGCCAAGTCTTTTCAGGTACTGACATCTTGTCTGAATCTGGAGTATCAACAGGCTACCAATCTTATAACGGTTCTTTCGATTTCGGTGGCGTTCTAAAAAGTTTAAAAATTGAAATAGGTGGTAGAGATATTAATCTTGCTGTTGGTCCTTTATTTGATGATGTGACTGTTAATGTATTTTACAATGTTATTAATACAATTGTTGAACAACAAATCACCTCAGTGGAAGAAATAGTTTATCTTAATATTTTTGATCCTGTAGAAATAGAGTTTGCAACAGAAGTGATTGAGTTTAATGATATTACTGTAGATGAAGCAGGGGATGTAGAGTTTGCTCCTATAGAATCACAGCCAGAAGAAGTATCATATGAAACTGTAGAACTAGAGATACAAGAGTTTGAATTAGATATTCCAGAACCAGAAGTTGCTAGTGTAGAAATAGAAGCTGAAATGGAACTTGAAATAGAAATGGAAGTAGCCCAGGTAGAGGAGGCAGTAGATGAGCAACCGACAGAAGAAGAAACAAACGAACTTGACAATAAAGCAAATGAAGAACCTACTCCAGAAAATAACGATACCTCTGAACAGAAAGAAGCTGAAGTAGAAAATTCTGAAGAAGCAGAAGAAGCAGAAGAACCAGTGAAACAACCGTCTGC